TGAATTATAACTCCTGAGATCAGGGCTAACACGAAACGAAGCTCTTTCTTCGTCTTGTGACATGGCTCTTAGGAACTCTTCTTCATACAATTGTTTTAGCATGGGAGTTCTTTCAGGTGCTTTTTTAAGAGATATGTAATAGGCAAGACCTGCCGCTAAACATGGATAGAATCTATAAGGCATATCCATGGTATTAGCACCTACATCAGCATCATCCATGCGTGTAAGCACATTCATGTACACAGTGTATGTTGCAGACTTATCAGGTGAAGGGTATACGCTAATAGTAGGACTAAGCTGTTTATCAATAAAAAATTGATTAGGCTTACCTGTTTGTGACTTGTTTGGTATTGCTGAGTATTGTGAGCGACTAATTCTAGCCATAGCTACATCTGTTACTTCAGAACCAATGGTTTGTCTTACAAAAGCATCTAAAACATCAATAGGTGCTGTGCTATTAGTAGTGTCTATGTTGTAAGAGGTAGTATCTGTAACCATAGCCACAGTCTTTTGAGTGATAGTCCACTGGTTTAAACCTCTGTTAGCCCATTCTGCTAACAAAAGATTAAGACTTCTTTGTGCTGTTTTAAGGTCGTAACCTGTGCGAAGCTCTAAACCACATCGTTCAAAGGCTTCTTCTACAAATTCACCTACATCAGGTTCGAAATTTTTACTGCTTGATGTTGCCATCTATCCATAGTTTTTAATTAATTCAAGAATAATGACATAAGTATCGCCATTTGAATGATCTACTGTAGTGAAATCAAGATCGCCTGTTACACCACTGCCTGCATTGTTTGGAATACCTGAAAAATCATCGTAATACTCGTCACCAGTTGAGTCAGCAGGTAAGGTTACAGCTAAAACATTGGTAGAGGCATCAAAATCAATTTTGACACCCATGCCTGTTGTTGCCCACCATACCTTTGCAATTGCAACTGAAGTACAGGCAACGCCTGAAGCATTTGAATTTAAAGCTGATACATCAACTTTTTTTACCGCAGACTCACCACTGCCATCACTGGCATTGGTGAACTTCATAACAGCCTTGCGTTGCCCATCCTGAATGGTTTGTGATGTTACTACATCAGCCATAATTTACTCCTATTTACGAGTCAGCGAATGGTGTAACTAAAGTTCCTGAACCTAAAATAATACCTTCTACAGCATATTTAGCAGTAGCCATAGCAGTACATTTTACAATACTACCTGCTAACCCACCTTTAGTTGTTCCATTCATATTGATTACGTCGTTAGAACCTGCTGAGATAAAAGTTTTACCTGTTGCATTAGTAACACCAGTATATAAACCACCTACGAACTTATCAGTTCCATCAGTGAAAATGTCCATATCTGTTGCTGCTGTAACTATTATAAAAGTAAATGTAGCACCTAAGTTATTTAACTGGTTAGGGTCGGTATTATCACCTGGATCGGTGGATACTATACTTGGTAACTTAAAGTCACCATCAGCATCATTACATACAAGAACTTTACCTGCATGGTCTGCTACTGTAATGCTTGTGTCTGCAGTTAAACTAACTACGTTAGCATTACCTGCTGAAATAAATCCAGCTAAAGATTTTACTGGACCTGAAAATGTCGATTTTGCCATAATTTCCTCCTAAGGAAATAAGCTCTATCATCTTGGCTTGTCTGCTAGGTCAGTTGATAGAACAAGTTAATTAATCCTAGATTTTAATGATATACCCATCTATATAAAAAAGAAAGGGAGCCGAAGCTCCCTTTAGTTTGTTCAAGTGAATGAACTACGCTCCTGGGGAACCATAGATTCCACGCCAGTCACTAAAGCCGAAAGAGTATCTCTCTCTAGCTTTGTATCTAACGTTTCCAGTCTCAAAATCACCTTCCATGCCTGTTGACATAGGAGATCTAACGAAGTGTTTAAGTCCGTTAGGTGCATCAGTTTTGATAAAGAATGCATCTGTGTCAGTCAAGTAATGATTAACAACATATCCTTCAGGGAGCATTCCCATGTTTTTCAATGCGTTAATGTCATTATCAGAAGTACCAACTCTACCTGCAGTTTTTAATACTCTCTCAGCTACAAATTGTAGTTGAGGTGGTATTATTAGCTTCCTTGCTTGAACATTTACTTTAATGCCTCTTTCATCAGTGAACTGAGATATGTCGATCATCGCGTTCTCTAATGAAGTTTCATTTAAGTCAGCTGCTACGCTTGGCTCATTCGACTGATCTCCACCTGATAAGGTAGGGTGATCAGCTGCCATAAGTGCTTTTCCGTCTCCTCCTGGGAAGGAGTTTGAAAAACCATTATTTAATACGTTTGCTGCTTTTACTTGCTTAGTAGTCGCCATTGATCTAGCTAAAGCTTTTGTGTATCTTGAAGAAAGACTGTCATAAAGGTTGTCCTCTATTGCTTCTTCTGTCAACGCAAATGCTAAAGCTACAGTTTCGTGGCTGTACCTTGCTGTGAAAGTTTCTTGTGCAGTATCATAAGTTACAGATGCACCCTCGCCTTTGACGGGAGCTTGTCCAAAACCTGATAACATTACTTCTTCCTCAAACGCTCTATCTGAATTTTCTGTATCAAAAATTTCAGTATGTTCGTTTTCGTATCTGTCGTACTCAAGACCAAAAAGTGCATTTAGTCCTGGTTCGAGTTCTTTTACTAATTGAGCTCTATTTATTGCCATTTTAAATTACCTTTTAGCTATTGCCGAAGACAGAAGCTGGGAACGTCACATAAACTCTAGCGTGTTGCCCAATGGTATTATTTGGCTTATCTGGGAAGCCTACCACTGTTGCAATGCCACTAGAAGTTGTAGTTGTTACACCTTCTTTTGATCGACCATTGTTTGTATTCCCTGCTGTAGTACTAATCGTATTTGTTGTACCGATTGATGCTTGTGTAGGAGTCCCAGTTGACTGAGCCTCGTAAACAATATCAGGATCGGAATAAACAAATGCTTTAGCATTCGCAGAACCTAAAGTCACAACATCCGCTGTCCAAGTGTTTGAAAAAACAATTGAACCGTCTGCTGCTTGGAATTCTACACCGTAAAATACGCCAAGTGGGGTGCCTGTAGCAGTCCCTTGTATAACCAAACCACTCGCTAGATTTACTACGTCGCCTGAAAAGATCGAGGCATTTGTAGCACTTGCTATCGCAAATTCTGAAGGTCGGATTGTACCACCTGACATATGATAAGCTGGTGTGAATCCATCTGGGGCGTTTGTATTAGCCATTTTTATTCACCTTATATAAAATATAATTTTATTAAAGTCCTTAACCTAAGTTAAGAACCACCTTTACCAAATGTAACCTTGGATGATCTACTAGGTGTACTAATAGGCATCACTTGATTACTTTCTCGCATAAGATCATTATCAACTGCTTGAATCTGTTGGTCGGCAACGTTTTGATAGTATGCCCTCCTTTCATCAACAGTCTCCTTGGGGATCTTAGCTAGAATTAAGCCACCAACTCCTATGACACCAGCATGTTTACCATCATCAACAGTAGGAGCTTCAAAATCGGGGTGATCTTCAGCTCTTACGGGTTCCCAACCTTCACGAATACGTTTCGACATATTCGCTGGGTCGCTTTGCCCTATCATTGATTCTCGTATCCATCTGTATACATATCCCTGCGGTGGGGTAGGGGCGTCTAATAAAGACGGGGGTTGCCAAGGTTTACGGCGAGATACTGTATCTCGACTTTCAGCAGATCGTGGAGTACGATCTGAGTTTGTAGTGTTTTTTTCATCTACCATTTTTTACTCCTTAATATGCTTAGCATATTCTTCTAGTGGCACGCCTAGTCTTTTAGCTATCGCTACTTGACTCGGTGTGAGTTTTATAGTTCTACGTGAACGAGCTCTTGTAGTTCCAACACCTTTGCTAGAACCAGCTACTGTCTCTCTCACCTCTTTTTGAGTTTTCCCTAATCTATGAGGGAACGACTCAGCAAGTCTTTTATCTACTTCTTTATAATAATCATCTGAAGTAGGGTCATAACCTTCACCTTCTGTGAGCTGTCTATGGAACGCAAAAGCTGCAGTTGTCATAGCTAGGTCATCCCCAAACCAATCATTTTTATCTGCCCAAGCTTTCGCTTTTGGATCAGGCTTTGGAGCCTGTTGTCGGGCAGGTTGTTGATTCCATTGAGGAGCAACCTGTTGCTCTACCTGAGTAGCTTCTTGTTGAGTTTCGGTTTGAGTCGGTCTTACCCTTTTCAAACTTTCTTCCTCTACTGCCAGCTTAGCAAGACTCTTTTGAGATTCCATTAAAGCGTCTGTATCTCCTGATTCATACGCCTTCTTGTAACTCTCTTGTGCCTGGTTTAGCTGAGAAGTAACTCTGGTACTATATTCATCATATAGGTTCTGATCTGTTTTTGAAAGTTTATTTTTCGTTTTATTTAATTCGTCCTGAACAGATTGGGCATAGTCTATTGCTGCCTGCTCTCTTCTTTCTGATTCCCTGACCTTATAAGTCAGTTTGTTGATACGTTTTTTAACACCTTCACTGTAGTCTTCAATCTCCTCTTCTTGGTCGGATTTAGCAACTACTTCTTCTTCTACAATTTCGGTTCCAGTATCATCGTTTTCACTCTCAGGGAGTTCAACTTCTGTACCTTCATCTTCTTCTTCTATCGACTGCATAGCTTCTGCCATGATTTTCTCCTTATGTGCGTAATGAAATTAAGCTGATTGTATGTCTTCAGGGTTGGAGACAACAGCTAGTATTTCATCATCGTTTAATAAACGCAGTTCACCACCCTCAATTTTGAGTCTGGCTCCTGCATACCTGCCAAATATCACCCAGTCTCTAACCTGACACCATGCCCCTTCAGGGAATTTATTCCCATCACGGTAAGCGTCTGGACCAAGTGCTACCACAAACCCAACATTAGTACCAATGCGTTCTTTTTCTAATACTGAGTCTGCTAGATAAATACCGCCTTTAGTCTTTTGTTTCGGACTAAAAGGTAGTATTAATATTCTGTATCCCGTTGGTTTGGGAAGTTTTGATTGTAGTTCTTCATCTTCATGTACAGTTTCAGGTGTAACACTAGGTGCTTTTTCCTCTGGTGCAATGAATCTTTCTACTTTGTTGGGTATTGGTTCTCCGCCTGAACCGAAGGCATCTATTTTTTTCGACATTATTCTTCATTATCCTTGTGCAGGTCTTTTAGTAGTGAGAGAGTAAACGACAGACCTGTAATTTCGCCTACTATCTTTTGGTAACCTTCAAAATTTTGAACACCGCCACCAGCAAGGGCATCTTTTAGTTGCTCTTGTCTTTCTATAATCTGTTTACGTAACTTATCTAACATTCAATTATTTTTTCCTTGACTTCGCACCCGAACACTTCCAACGCTTACGTGATAAATTGTTAGGGGTATTAGGATCATTCTTTTTCTTTTTAGAAAGTCCTTTCTTTATACCCAAACTCCTCGCACAATAAGAATCACCTTTAGATGTTCCTGGTTTAACTCTTGGTCCACCACCTTTGGCTTTCCCTGCTTGCCCGTAACTAACTTTTTTACCAGATTTAGTTACCTTAACCTTTGCTTTACCTTTTCTTGGACTAGCCATGATGATTAGCTCTTCTACGGTTAGCATTACCCGCTACCACAGAACCGCCTTTGTGCATCATTTTAAAATCTTTCCCAGATATTTTACCATCTTTGTTTTTGTCTAGTTTTTTCTGACCACCGTGTAGTTCTCCACCGTGTGATTTCTTAGCAGTTTTTGCAGCGTCTTTAAAATTTTGTGCTGTTGGTGCACCTTTTGATCCAACCTTTCTCATTTTTTCACCTGAGCCTGCTGCTATTCTTTTACGTTTTGCTTCTATATTCGCGTATAGTCCTGGAGGTTTAGCCATTATTTATTATACCCTTTGCCTTGTGTTGCTGCTCCGCAACCTCTAGCCATACCTCTTTCAGCTTTACCACCGTCCATCATTTTAGCAACGGGCATTCCACTGTCCATCATCTGAGTAACTGGCATTCCACCATTCATCATTTTGGCTTTGCCTCCGTCAGTCATTTTTTTCTTCTTTTCACCGCCACGGTTCATTTTCTGCATGCCTCTATTCATTATGGTCTCCTTAAATGTTTTTTAGTGTCAGTCATTGAACTTCCACCCTTGTTCATATTTTTCATCTTTGAATTTTTCATTATAGAACCGTCAGGCATTTTATGATAACCTTTAGGAACTTCCCCACCGTTTCTCATACGTCTACGATTAGCGTTACCGCCCATCATCTCTTCAAAATTTGCTCTATTTAACATTACACACCTTTAGTTTTATTATCAGAATCTCTGACGTCTTTTAGTATATCACGATAATCCTTACGCATTAGACCTTTTTCTTTTATAAGAGAATCTTCTCTTTGTTGGGCTATTTTCATTTCGGCTATCGCTTCGGTTGACTGCTGTTTCATCATGTCTACTTCAGCTTTCATTTGATCGCTTTGTGCTTTCTGTTGTATCTCAGCTTGTTTCAATTCTACCAGAGGTTGAGTCTGTGCTGCTTGTGCTTGTATTTGCTGTGCTTCTATTAGAGCTTGTTCTTGACCAGTTACTTGTTGAGTAGCTTGTGCTGCTTGTGCTGCGATCTGATTCATTATTTCTGGAGGCATTTCACCTTCACCCATTTGTGGTAACGGTTGACCTAGTACTTGTTCAATCTGTTGTCTATACTTCATAGCTTGATGCTCTTGTATATTAGCTTGAACTGCGATAGTCGCACTTTGATTCTGTTGTACCATAGGATTCTGTAAGAATGCTGTGTGACTAGCAATATACGCATCGTGGTTTTGAAAAACGTAAGCTTGTATAGGTTGACCAGTTAAAGCAGATTGCTGCTCTGTTATAGGGTCACGGGCTGGAACTTCCGCTTGAGGAGGTAAAAGACCATCAATATTCTTAACTTCTAAAGCTTCGTACATACGACGGTAAGCTTCACGTAAATCGTGTATTTCAGGTGCTGCTCTAGCCATTTCTAGCTCTTGTTGGGCTAACATTACCCTTTGAGCCATACTGAAGATATTAGGGTCACTAACTGGTATAATGTCTATTTTAGCGTCAAAATCAGTCGCTTTTATCTCTCTACTCGCCCCTGGGACCTCATATGGGTAAACTGGGGGTAAACTCTTAGCAAATATGTTAGCTAACATCCTAAATTCTTTCTTTTGGGCATAATGCATACGTTTATGTATAGCACTCATTACTTTAGTACCACGTTCTAACATGGCGACTGTTGTGCCTACTGGTAGCTGTTGAGAGCCTATATCACCTACATTCATGTCCGCAATTGACGCAAAACGCCTTCCAGAGTCAATAATAGTACCTAATAACTGACTTAATACGTTACTTGGCTCTTTATACGGTAAAGGCATCAGTGCATCTCTGATAATACCACCTGGAACGTCAACATCTCTAAATTCACCAGGTCTTAGTGGCTCATCTTCGCCTTGTATCCTCATTCCACGTGCTTTAAACCCTGCTGGTAGGTTACTTAGCGTACCAGCGTCAACTAATTGACGTAAAATTGATGTAGCGGACTTAGTTAGTCCTCCAATCATGTGAATTAGACCAAAACCATAAAAACCTAGTCCTGGTAGGAACTTATAATGGGTAAAATACTCTTTTTTCCTGAATAATTCGTCTTCTGCTTCCCAATTACGACGTATAGCTAGTATTTCGCTCTGTTCTTCTAGTATAGTCACGACGTAAGGGACTGCGTAACCGTAATCTTCTTCGTCAGATAGCTCTAAATTGACGTGCATCTCTAAAACTGAGTATTCATCGTAGTCTGTCATAGATGGGGAGATACCTTGTAGCTCATCCATCTTCTCTTTTGCTTCGTTATAGTCCATATCTAGACTAGCTTCGC